GAATGTCCTGCCAGCGCTGACTCCGCATGTACTTGCGACGGTAGTCGCGCCATGCCTCATCGACCTGGTCGCTGGACGCTCCGATGGCCTTGAGCAGCTGGTAAGTGTTGGACCATGGTTTCGCCATGATGGTCTTTACGATGTGGTCCGTGTCCATACAATCTCATCCTTTACAGGGTGATCTTCGCCCCACATCCAGTCAGTCGCGAACAGCGACTCAGGGTCCAGTGTGAGACCTTGTAGAGTCTTCGACTCTGTTCCCGTGTGCATCACGAATGCTTCGAATAGGTCGGAGTATCGGATGTAGACATCGTGATCAAAACATACGCGTGTGATCGGTTTGCCATGCATCAAGGGTTGAATAACTTCAGAGAACTTCATTCGATCACCGTCCAATCTCGCGCCAGGACATCATTGCCTGATAATGTTGCGAAGCCCTTGCACCTCCACACGTTCGCACCATCGAGCTCGTATCGCATCAGTGCAGATTCCACCAGCTGTATCTTAAATCGAGCGCCATCACGCCACACAGGACGTCCTGCGCGTACATCTGTCATGATTGACTCGAAGCTCTTACGGCCACCATGATTGTTTTGTTTCTTACCGATACATTCTTGGAACTCCACACGCAGTGAAGGTTCGCTCATCATCCATCGATTTATCATCATTATTGGATAACCGACGACTTCGGCTGCTTTGCTTCGTGTCTCACCGCTTGCAATCAGTTCGGCCCACTTGATTACGGTCGCGGTCTTTTCATCTAGCGAAATGTACGGATCCATTTTCTTGACTGGCCTGTCTGGATTTTCTTCATTAATCCATCGCTGGACTGTCCCGCGTGTCATCTTCATGATCTGCGCGGTTCGACTGATGCTGTTACCAGCAGCTCTGAGTTCCTTGATTTGCACCAGGAGTTGTGTACGCTCCTCGAGCTTTGTGTTCTTCGACATTGATTCTCCCCTTCAAAGTAAAAGACCAGGCACACCGTTCGGATGATGTGCCTGGTTCGTCAGCGAGTCGTTGGCAACCGGGAGATGGTTACTCGCTGGCGTCTGTATCGAAGGGGTCTTCGATGTCATCGGTCTTGATCGTTGGCTGTGCGATCTTGGTCAGTTTCTTCTTGGCTGTCACAGGAGAGACCGAAACGATGGCATTGGTCATGTTGCCACGCGTGTTCAGTTTGGCGTCTACAGTGACCATCCACTGCTTTGCAAGCAGGTCATCGACATCGAGCTGGTGAAACTCCGCCTGTGTCAAGCGGCGCCCGAGCATGCCATCGAGAAGGATTGTGAGTGCTTGCTTGTCGTTGCCGTAACCTTGACGGGTGTACTTGAAGAAGCGGTAAGCATTGCCAGCAGAGTCGCCATACTCTGTGGTCTCAAACGTAAATTTGAAGTTAGGGACCATGACGTTCGGGTCATCGTATGAAGGACGATCAACCGAGTCAAGGTTCGCCAGGCGGCAGACGTAGACGCCAGCCGGTGCTGACTCAAACTGTGAGCTGCCATCGCTGAACGAGGCGTTACTAAAGAAACCCATTTTCATATTCTCCTTCGGCCATAAGGCCGCTCTGTGACAGTGCTGGCTCAGTTACCAATCCAAAGGTTATTCCGCCAGCACTGCCGAGTTGACATTACCAACAATCAAACCATCTGTCAAACATTTTGTCGATGCTGTTCCGTGGCCCAGCGTTAGCGCCCGGGCCGCAGGAACAGTTTCGACTTATACCCCTAAGCCAGCACGCGTCTAAACATGCTGGCAGGGGGGTTTCCAAAGGGGGGATTTTCCTGACCTGTTCCCGTTTTATAATACTTAAGGGCGGAACAGGTCGGGAACAGGTCGCGGGAACAGGTCAAACGCCTATAAAAGACCAGTCGGACGGTAGAGTTTGGCGTTCCTGGGACCCTTGTCAAACGCCACTATTCGACTCGCTTCGAGGTCCGCGAGTGTGGCTGCTACGACTGATTTTCGACCACCACATAACTCTGCCAGACGTGCCTGTGAGATGCCTGGTGTTTCACTGATGAGCTCAATGAGCTTCGAGCGAATCTCTTGTGTGATGACTTCGCTCCTGGCGCCAGCGTCAAGCGTCCTGACCTTCGTGAGACCATCCTCATCGCGGATCTCGAAGGTCACATCGATGGCGTCCTCATCACTGATTAGACGGCCCTTAGTCACGTACATCCGGTACAACCCGTTCGCTTGCTTCTCAACAGAGAACGCCATGTCAGCAGCTGCGACAATCTCCGCAGCGCCTCGCATACCTTCGTGTTTGACTGTCGAGTCAGTGCCGCCCTTGCGATTGTGGTGAGCGATCAGGACAGTGATGCCGACATCGAGCAACTTCTTAAACGAATCGTAGAGTCGACGCATCTGACTGTTATCGTTTTCGTCCAGGCCATGCACACGCACTAGCGAGTCAATGAGCACCAGACCAATACCCTGCGACTGGCAATGCTTCACGATTCGTTCGACATCGAGCACGTTGTCCAGCCTGATGCCAACTCTGTTGAGGTAGCCCATTCCCTCAGCCGAACGCATTCCGAGCTTCCTCAGCCGTTGTAGGACCTTCTGGACACCCATCTCCTCATCGATGTACAACACTTTGGTCTGAGGGATGTCGAACTCGTTCAGCCATTTGTCGCCGAATACAGCTGCGCGAATGAGATCGCACATCACCCACGTTTTGCCACTGCCTGGCGGTGATGACAGGTAGTGCAGTCCGCCAGTCGACAACACGTTCGGAATCAGCCAGGACTGCGCTCCGAGTTTCTGTTCTTCGACCTCCATGCGGGTCCAGTCCCAGACCTCCCAAGGAGACATCGTCTCTCCGCCCGGCAGATCGTCGGGGACATTACCCTGTGCCCACTGGACCCAGAAGCGGCCAGTGGTCTCACGGATTAGCTCAGGCTCGAGTGGAGGTTCGCAGTATGTGTCACTCCACCAGATGCTGAAGATATTCGCCTGGTCAATCGAGAAGCGCTTTGCTCGCAAGAAACCGAGCAGTGTGACCAAGGCATTGTTTCGTCCGTTGAATGGTCCACCGCTTGCAGGTTGTGGCTGAAATAGCCGGTCCCAGTGGTGCTCACCATTTGCCACGACGCGAGCATGCGTGGCCATGTCTCCGGCCACCATGGCGCGGAGATCGTCTAATGAAAGTTCGTCCATTTTAGTCCTAGTCCGAGAATGACTGCGTGTCCAGCGCAGTGGTTACGAGTGTACGACACTCCTCGGCATGTGCGACCATGCCCATCAATCTCATCTGCTCGATGCCGACCACCGTGTGGTTGAAACAATACAGCAGATAGTCGCCGTGTTTGTATCGACCTAGATTCCAGTTACCCTGCTCACGCTTTGGAAGGTCTCCTGCTTTGGCGGCAATCAAAAGGCGTGACCACTCATCGCCCCATGGATGCGTGGCCTGTGTCTCCTCGACGATTCTGGAGGCTTCTGGAGGATACTTCGCGAGTTCCACCAATCGAGGGAGTTCCCTGTTCTTATGGTTTAGAGTTCCAGGTACTCGTAATATTCGACTCGGGTTTTTACACTTGATGTCCGCAGCTTTTGAGAGTGTGAGCATCCAGCGTTCGAGGAGCTGTACAAATTCTCTTTGCTCGGTTGGCTTAGTCCCAATACCAGTAGTTTTGAGTCGCCTGTAACAGTGGAGACCCTTCCCCGATCTAACCGCGACTGTGACTCTTTCAAGCGTTGCAGTCTGATCCAGACCAGTAAGGTCATCGATGTCGCACCAAAGTACACCAGCAGTATGGACATCATTGTCCCGTCCTCCTTTTCGCCAGCGTGGAAGAACGCCGACGTACACATCATCTCCAGCGTCACTCCACTGGATACACGCTTCGCCGATGCCGATCCAGTCTGCTTCCGTCCTTGGAAGTTGCCAGAAGCGCATCTGCACTTTTCCCTGATTCATCGTTCGAATCTCGACGAAGCCGTCAGAGTACGGCTCGAACAGCCATGACAAAAATGTCACAGCCTGTGATACACGATTCATTATTTCCCCTTACAATCCTGCATGTCCAAGCAGGTTCCGACACATTACCGCAAACAACCGATTCAGCCCATCGAGATAATCGACGCCTATGGTCTCGACTTCAAGCGTGGGAATGCCTTGAAGTACCTACTTCGCGCAGGTTCTAAACCTAGCGAAGAAAAGAACGACGACCTTCTCAAAGCGATCTGGTATCTCATCTGTGAGATGCACAGTATCGAGCTCGCCGATCAGATCAACGAACAGCTGTTAGTTGATTCCACTCGCGATGCCTAGATATCGACACGTCGCCTCGACTGCTTCGTCCCAGGAATACGCCACAAACCATAGATAAGCATCACCAACAGACTCACGAAACGCGATTTGTCCTGGCGTTAGTTTGTTCTTGCCAGCCTTCATTTCTATCCACATCCCGCAGTGCTGCCCCATCTGAATCGGGATAAAGATATCCCAGACGCCGGCCTTGAGTCCTTCGGACTTCATGCGGCCACCTGTGGCCTTGCTTCGATAGCCGCCATTCGGCACAGCGAAGATTGTTCCCAGGCGCGCATCACTTCCCGCCATGACTCGGCACCAGTTGAAATAAGCGATCTGCTGTTCTGACTCGTTCAAAGTTCCATCCTCTCAAATATCTCCGCCAGGACATCAGCCCCAGCAGCCACCCGAAGTTTGTCAATGGCGCGCACCTGGATCTGCCTGATGCGCTCGCGACTGTAGCCGATCAGGATTCCGACGTCCTCGAGTGAGCGCCCGTCAGAGAGACCATCGAACCCATAGCGAAGACGAAGACATGCAATCTCGCGGTCCGTCAGGACTTCCATGACAGTTCGCAGCTGCGCGTAGAGGATCTCTTTGTCCAGGTGTTCACCGACTGGCGGTTCTGTTGATGCCAAAAAGTCATATCGACTTTGGCCATAAGCATTAGACTCATCGATGCTCGAGACCAGCTTCACATCATGCTGGAGGATTTCCGTGAGCGACTTTACATCGAGTGATTCGATTTGCTTGTGAAGGTATCGCGGGTAAGTGTGCACGACCTCACGGACATACGCGAGAAGTTCCGCCGGTGTTGGAGTCTCACCGTGCTTCAGGATGTACTCCTGGCGCGAGACTCTGATGTGAGACAGCTTAGCGATGGCGTGTGATGGTAGACGAATGTCTCGACCACGACTCTCAACACCGCGACCAATAGCCTGGCGGACCCAGTTGGTCGCGTACGTCGAGAAGCGATGACCGAGTGACGGGTCATAGCGCTGGACCGCGTGATGTAGTCCGAGCATGCCATCCGTGACCATGTCTTCGTGCTCGCATCCACGACCACGAAACTTCTTCGCGATGGCGCTGACCATTCGGACGTTGTGATTGATAAACTCAGCGGTCGCTTTGTCTTTGTCTTTGTCAGTGCCAGCCTGGACCATTCGACCCAAGAAGAACTCCTCCTGTGGCGTCAGGAGTCCAGTGGTGCTAGTGCGTCTACTGCTTCGATACTGCGACCATGTATTGATAGCGTCAGTCACGAGACTGCATCGCCTGGTGTGCACGGTGATCCGGACTGTTCGGAGTGTTCCAGTCGGATGCGACCAGACACGAGAACCAGACAGCACCAACGACCAAGACGAAGCTGCCGACCATCTGAATGCGGCGCTGTGTCCGAAGGCGTCGCTCGCGCTTGAGCTCACGCTGTGAGCAGATTCCACAGATGCGATGTCCACGGCCATAAGGCACGACGTTTTGTCTGTTGCATACGATGCACGAAAGTTTGATGTCCATTGT